CAGTTCCTGAAGCATCAGCACTCCATTGTAAATTTCCACTTCCATCTATACTTAAGACTTGACCATTAGAACCTACACTTGAAGGACTTAACTTTGTAGCAGTTACTGCCTTATTAGTTATATTTCCAGTATCAACACTGAAATCAGAAGTGATATTACCTATATATGGCATGATTAAATAGTTGCGTCTTGTGGGTTAAGCATGTAAGAAACAGTTATATCTATTGCAGTAGCTGTTCCTGCATAAGCTTTAATCCAATCTCCTGGTTCGATAATAATTTTATTTCCTGTCATAAATTCTAAAGAAGATTTATTAGGAACATTTCCAGAAGTTATTAATGATGTTGAAGTCGAACCTCCTTTTATAAGATTAACTGTTACATCTACGGAATTAGCTGTTTTGTTTGATGCCAGGATACCTAGTATGACTCCATAAGTAGAAGCAGGAATTCCACTTGAATTTGTAGCCCCAGTAATAATAGTTGTCGGAGATCCAGAATTATTCGAAATACTAGTTCACTTAACCAAGGGCAATTGCAAAAACAATTGCACTATCTTCTGCAAAAGTTTGAGTTGCAACTGTATCTCCACTCATTTTAATAGTTGCACCAGAAATCATGGTACTTCCAGTAATATTTACACCTCTTACATTTGTAAAGTTTCCATTCGTTCCAGTTACTGTTGTACCTGTAATATTTGTTGCTGTGACATTAGTAATAGTACCGTTAACTACGTCTGCATTAGTTGCATAAAGTGTTCTCCAACGATTAGTAGATCCTCCTATATCTCTAGTGGTTCCTGAAGGATTAATATCACTATCAATTTTTGATGCAATTGTAACAGTATCAGTACTTGCATTACCTATATCTGTATCACCTTCTAATGTAGTAGATCCTTTAACTAAAATATCTCCACTAACAGTTACATCATCAGCAACTATGAAGTCATCATCGACTGTAAAATCTTGAGCAGTTACATTTGTAAATTGCGCTGTATCACCTGTAATCGTTGCTCCTGATAATTTAGTAGTAAATACACCAGTTGCACCAGTTACTGTAATTACTTTTGCTAACGTACCTGTAATTGTTGCACCAGATAATAAAGTAGTAGCTATAACATTTATACCTGTTGCATTTGTAAATTTACCTGTATTACCACTAACTGTTAAACCTGAAACTAGGGTAGTACCTACAACTGTTGCTCCAGTAATTAATGGAGCACTAACAGATGTACTACCAGTGACTACAGTACCTGATAATTTTGTAGTAGCTTGAATTGTTTCCCCAGTTAAAACTGTATATTGACCAGCATCACCAGTAACAATTGTACCTGAAACTTTTGTATTACCTCGAATAATCGTTCCTGTAATATTTGTAATCGTGGCATTTGTACCTGAAATTGCTGTTCCTGTTAAAGAAGTAAAGACACCTGTAGCTCCTGTAAAAGTTGTATATCTACCTACATCTCCTGTAATTATTGCTCCAGAAAGGATTTGAGTAAATGTTCCTGAAATACCAGTTATAGCACCAAATCTTCCAAACCCTCCAGAGACAATTGCTCCACTTACAATTGTTGCTCCTGTAATATTAGTAGCAGTTAAATTGGTGAACTTACCATCAGTACCAGTAACTGTAGTTCCCGAAACTGTAGTTGTACCAACAACTGTTGCACCTGTTATTAATGGCGAAAGAATTTTCGTACTTCCAGTTATAATTGCTCCTGATATTGTTCCACTAGTTCTTATATCTTGTATATTTGCAGTACCAGAAACAACTAGTCCTGTTTGTACTGTTAAGTTACCTACTTCAAGTGAAGGAGTATCAACTTCAGCAAAAACACCTGTTGTAGCTTTAACAGTTATACCTGTAATTGTTGTACCGCTAATTGTTCCACCTGTAATAGATGTAAATTGAGCAGATGTTCCTGTAGTTGTAACACCTGTTAAACGAGTAAAAGTACCAGTACTAGCAGTTGTTGTTGTACCAGAAATATTTACACCACTTACAAGTTGTCCTGTAATATCAGTTGCTCTAATAACATTTCCTGTAATAATTGCTGCACTTACATTTCCAGTGACTGTTACATCATTTTGTACAATTACTCCACTAAGAGTTGATAAATTTGTAACCGTTAAACCTGAAGTTGTTGTTGCATCTTCTACAGTTAAATTATCTTGAATCGTTACACTTCCACTAACAGTTCCTCCAGTTCTTGGAAGATAGTAAACATTTAAATATGCTTTTGTTCCTGATATAGTTAATTTTTTATTTCTAATAGCAGGGTCAGCTTCTGCTACATGAACAACTGTAAATAAATCAGTTTCAGCTAAATCTAATCCAGCTTGCTCTTGTAATTCTGTTATCCTTCTATTAGCCACAGTTATTCAACTGAAAGTCCTAACTTAATTATAAGTTGCTTATCTTATGAGCTTAATTTACTTTAATTTCTACTCTAGGTAATATATTACTTGCAAAATTCCAAGCTGCTGGTATTCCAATTACGACTCCTAAAGAAATAGCAAATACTACAATAACTTCTGCTACTGTAAGGTTTCTTCTCACATATACAATTTTTTCTTGTATTGGTGGAGTAGAAGTAAAAGGTACTTGTTGTCGTCTTTGTACTGTTTTTTTATTTATTAAAGCTTGTTGAATAGCTTGTTCTCTTGCTAATGCTTTCATTTGAGCAATTTGTTCAGCTGTTATCCCAGTGTTAAGAGGTGATTCATTAGAACTTTCAACGGGTATGTTTTCTTCATACCTTTTTTCATTTTGAGGGATTTGTGAATTCATTTGAGCAAAACATTCATGAATACACTAGCATTTAATAAAAGGAATTGAAACTATGGAACATGGTATTCGAAAAGGTTTAGAAGATATAGCATGGGAATTAAAAGGAATAAAAAATATACTTTCTTCTTTATGGCATAGTCGTTATGAAAAAGGGGAAATAGATGTTTTAAATCCTCAAGCTTTAGCTGACGAATATATTTCAACTGAAGAATGTGCAAGAAGATTAAGTGTTTCTGATCAAACGTTAAGAAATTGGATGGCTTTAGGTCGTAAAACTCCTGATAAAGGATGGATTGAAGGAATCCATTACTTTAATGCTTCTCCAAATCCAACAAGAAAAGCAATTATTCGTATTCCTTGGAATCAATTAATTTATTCTTTTGCAAAAAATAGAAAAATGGAAAATCAAGATTATCGAAAAAAGGCTGCACCTATGTATAAAAGTACCAGCATTGGAAAATTACAATAATGGCTCATCGTTTTAAAGATGTAAATATTTCAGCCGTAACCATTCATAATCATAAAAAGTTACTGCCTGAATCATTAATAAATCAAGTTTCTGTTTTTCTTCCTCCTAATGGATCTTTTGATTCAAAATGTCTCAGACGTTATTTAGAACATGTAAAAAAATATGAAGAAGAAGATGTAAATTCAAATATGACATTAGCTAATCGTTTACGTATTGCTTTTAAAGATATGACTGCTGATACTATTTGCGGTAAATTCCCACAAGCAGAATTACCTTTAAAAAGACGATTACGTTGTGTAGCAGAATACTTAATACGTTCTGGAGAGTTTGATAAAGTAAGAGATGAAAATGGAAAGCTTGTTAAAAAACGAGGTATCTTAGGGAAGATGGTAGTTTTATATCAACCATTGCCTAAACTAACAGAGTCACTATTACGTCAAGGATTAATAGAAAAATGAATCGTAGAGAAAAATTATTAGCGTCAATTATTGGTCCAGAAATGGATAAAGAAAAAGCAAAGATGCTAGATACAACAATTAAATTTATTTTGGGTGATATGTGTACCCATTATAGAAAATTTTGGGAAGCAGAAGGTGCAGGTGTAATGGTTTTTCAACCGCAAAATAAGAAACGTTCAATGTTTTTCTTAACACTAGAAGAATTAAACTCTGCACAAGAAGATGCTGAAAGACAAAATAGTCATGATTTAGTAGAAAGCTTTAGACGTATTCTTGAAGCAGCTCAAAAAATTAATCCACAAGAAAAAGCAGGTTTTGTTATCAATGATAAAGAAGGTATAAGATATTTTGAAATTGATTTCCAAACTACATCTGACTCTGAAATTACTTAATGGCTATACATGATATTAATAAACGTCGTGAAGACTTAGAGTTAATTACTAATTATGATTTAGTTGCTGCTGCTCATGCTTTATTAGAAGGTATAGATTTAGATGTAGCTAGTTCTAAGACAGCAAATAAATATGTAGAAGCAACAGATTATTTATGTCCATCAGATGATGGTTTAAATTGTCAACAATGGTATGGAAAAGTTTATCTGTTTCCACCCAGAGGAGCTTATTTTTGGGATAAAAAAAATGATAAATGGAAAATGACAAGAGCTTCTTCTCCTACATTGACTTCATCTCATGCTGTATGGTTTAGAAAATTATATAATTCATGGTTGGCAGGTGATATAAAACAAGGTTTATATTTTACAAATTGTCCAGACATGATTCGTTATGAACAAAAGATATTTGACTTTCCTATTTGTATATTAAAAACTGCTCCTTTACTTTTAAAAAATACAAGTAAAGGAGTTGATAAGCATAAAACATGTACCTCATTCATTGTCTATTTACCTCCTATATATAATCCGACAGAAGCAACCGAAAGATTTATTGAAATTTATTCAGAAAAAGGTCGCATACTTTGTTAGTGTTATTAGACTAAAAAAACGCTTCAAAACGCATATGACACTTCTTTGTGATTGGGAATTAAAAGCTTTAGCTATCGGAGATAAATTAATTACTCCTTTTGTTGATCATGTAGTTAAAGAAGAAAATGGGAGGAAGATTCTTAGTTATGGACTAGGATCTTATGGCTATGATATACGTCTTTCTCCTAAGCAATGTTTAATATTTGGTACACCTTCAAGAGGTGATTGTGACCCAAAAAACTTTAGTAAAGATATTTTAAAAGAAGCTGAATTAAAAGAAGATCAAAATGGTGAATATTTTCTTTTGCCTCCATATGGATATTGTTTATGTGTAGCTCATGAAAGATTATCTTTACCAGAAGATATAACTGTAGTTCCTGCAGGTAAATCTAGTTATGCACGTACTGGAATACATTGTAATATCACACCAGCAGAAGGTGGTTGGGAAGGATACTTAACGCTTCAAATCAGTAATTCAACTGGTTTATTTAATCGTATCTATGTAAATGAAGGTATAACTCAACTATTATTTTTCCGTGGAAAACCTTGTTTAGTTAGTTATAAAGATCGTCAAGGTAAATATCAAAATCAACCTAAAGAAGTTGTTTGTGCAAAAGTTTAACTAAATCCATAAAATCTTCCAAAAGATCCTTTTGGCTTATGTGCATATTCTGTTCCACCAGCCCCTGGATCTCCATAATTTCTTCCCCTTAAACTAGGAAGTTCTGTACCTCCGTAAGGAGAACTAGAAGTATAAGATTTTCCAACAGGAGTTTTTCCTCGAATACTTGGTTCTGAAATTAAAGCAGATTGACGAAATTTATTAGCACTTTTTGCTGCTCTCATATATTTTTCTACTTGATTTTCTTTTGTTTTAAAACCTTCAACACTGAATCTTTGATCAGGTTCAACTCTTCTTAAATCTGTATCATAAGCTGATCCAGGATTTAAATCAGAAGTTTCAGCTCCTGAAGTACCTGAATCCTTTTGTGGATCGTAGTTTTTTGAGTACAAACTTGCCATGATAATATTGTAAAAGAACTACATCAAGCTTTTAATATTGTCATGGCTGGTAATTATTCGGGTGGAGGATTTTTACAAGATTACGTTAAAGATGAAGTAGATTGTCATTACGTAGACTTACAAGATTTTGGTGCTCCAATTGATAATGAAAATAATGATGTTCCACTGTATGATCAATATAACCGTGGATTAACAGCATGCGAGACAGGGATGGATCGAAAGAATTTAGCCTTGGAAGGGAACAAGAGGGACAAGAGCAAAAGGGGTGGTTTGACGGGTTATATTCCATCAGTGGAACAAGCTGGACACTATCAGGGAACGTCCCCTATGAACCCAAACTTGATGATAGCCTTGGGATCTCCATCAGCGGATATGATCAATCACTCTCTAATGAGACGTGGTTTGACAGGCTAGACGAAACGTCTCCTATTTGTATGGGACCAGAACCAGAAAAACAAGAAATCTCTATACCAACAGATTACACATTGCAGACAGCTGCATTGCCTTGGAATAAAATAACAGAATTAGTAACTGAAAGAATACAAGAAAAAGAAATTGAATCTATGTCAAGAAAAAAAGAAATAGAAATAGAAGATACTCGAATGCATCAATTTGATAATGTAGATCGCCCTATGCATTATGCAGCTGGAAGTATTGAATGTATTGATGCAATTGAAGCTCAGTTAAGTGCAGAAGAATTTCGTGGTTATTTAAAAGGTAATGTTATTAAATATTTATGGAGAGAAAAACATAAAGGAGGAGTTGAATCTTTAAAGAAAGCTAATTGGTATTTAAATAAAATAATTCCTTAGACAGGTTCAAAAGGATCATCATCTTCATCATATTCTTCATCTAAGTCCTCTTCAATACAATTTTTAGCTAACTGTGCTAATTCAATATCAGTAGGAATTTCAAAATCTAATTTAATATTTTCTTCTGCAATTAAAGATTTAACTGCATGCCATTCCATTAATCGTTGGTAATACAGATTTAATAAAGCTGAATATAGTTGTTCCCACGTCATCTCTTGAGCACCTATTTCTGCTTTACGCATTGAAAATTGTAACTCTAAAGGAAGTCCAAATTCTTTCGTTTTTAGAGGTCTTCCCATTTTATGTTCCATTGTTTTTAATATTCTAAATGAATTTTCTAAAGATAAATGTTTGAAGTAAACTCACAATAAACTTCTTCAATATCCTTGTCAATCGTAAATTTATTTGCAAAATCACTCAAAACATAAGGATTCGTATTCTCTTCTAAATATTGAATTGCCTCTAATTCATTTATTTTTCCTGTAAATTCTTGGAAAGAAGATAATAAAATATCACTTGTTTTTAAATTAGGAATACTAATATTATTTAAAAATAATTTTATTTCTTCTTTTCTTCGATCTAATAATCCACCTATTATTTTATAGTTTTCGTCAAAGATCCATCTGCTAATTTCTTCACAAGCCCCTGATAAATTATCATTTTCAATGCAATCAATAATAGAACTATATAAAAAAGGTTCCCAACCAACAGAATGTATAAATGAAATTAAAGCTTGCTCCATATGATTATCTAAATTTAAATTCAATTTAGATAATTGTTCTTTTATAACAGTAATTTCATGGAATAAATATTCTAATGCTTTTTCTTTACTACAATATTGCCCTTGCTTTACTGGTGTGCCATCTGGATAGTACTGTGTTCCATAACCAAAGGTATATGGTTTATCTCCAGAAGTAGAATTACAATAGGCTTTTTCACTAAAGCCTTCATATTTCTGAATTAAATTTATAGCAAACGAAAAATCTGCCATGCAAAAAATATATTATTACTTTTAATATACACAATTATTTAATTAATTGTACTTACCAAAGTAATCCTTTTCCAAAATCAAATTCATCTTTATCTTTTTTATCCTCATCTTTATCTTCAATTCCAACTTTAAAGAAACTATGGTCTGAAGCATCATCTGTTTCTGTTTCTTCTTTATCATCCTCGGCATCAAATCCTCCTGCCATTGATTCAACAGAAGCCATTGCAGCAAACGGATCACTAAGATCTACTTCAGGCATACTAAAACCTCCTCCCATTGCTGTTGTAAGCATTTCTTGTTCTTCTTTACTTGTATCTGTCATAAACTCACTATAAAATTCTTCTTCACTTCCTTTATAACCACCCTTTTGCCACATTTTAAATAAGTCTGTACTTCCTTCTTCACCTTTGTTTTTATTTATATCATCTTCCTCTCTTTGAATATAAGTAATTCCTAATCTCTCTTGTGTAGGTGCTTTGTTTTCTTCTTGTAAGTATTTAATACCTTGTCTTATATCCATTGCAGAACCACCTTGAATTGATTCTTTAATCATTGTTTTTAATTCATCAACACCTCCTTTAAAATCAGACATTCCTAATTTATCTAATGCCTCATCCCATGCTTCTGGAGTTTCTTCAGGATTAATAGCACCTATTACATCATCTGCAAATTCTTCTGGAGTAATAAAAGTACCAAAAACTTGATCGTATTTTTTACTTTCTTTTGATAAATCATCTAGTATTCCTCCTTCTCCATAAATTGCATTCTTAACTTTTACTGAATGTAATAAATCACCTCTGGGATCAAATTGACCTATATCTTTTCCATCATTATTTTTTAATAACGGATTAGATCCAATGGCTTCATAATGTATTTTTGCAAATGTTTCTCCATCTTTTATAGCTTCTCTATCTGTACCATATTTATAAAATAGTTGATTCCAAGTTAAATCAATTCCATTACCTATAACCTGATCTCCTTTTGTTGGATCTTTTGCATCTTCCCAATGTTTTGCAATAATTTCTTTTTGATCTTTAGCTTGAGCTGACTGAGTAAAAGCCATAACATTTGTAGCTAAATTTAATTCTGCTACTTTTCCTGCACTATCTTCATAGTTTTCAACAACTGAAGTGGGATCTAAATAATAATTAAAATCAAATCCACCTCCTTGTGCATCTCGTTGTTCAGTGATTTTATCTAACCATTCATTTGATTTATTTCTAGCAACAGCTTGTACTGCGTTAAGACTTGTTTGGGTTTGAAATGGGTTTTGTTCTTCTGCTCTTACATCTAAATATTCAACAAATTCATTCATAGATTTTGATTGATTAAATCTTGGTTCTAAATAATTATTGATAAAGTTTCTAGCAAAATCATTTTCAATTCGACGTGACATAAAACTTTCATCAACATCTTCTGTATCAGGATCATCTTCTAAACCACTTGGAATTCTATTTCCATCTCCATCTAAATCATATAAAAGTAATGCTTCATCATCCCCTGTTTCTTCTTTTAATATATCTATTCTATCTTCCATGTGAGGAATCCAATCTTTCATTAATTGATCACTATTTAAATATTTTTTTACCTTATTTCCTGGACCAGTATAATCGTTTGTTGCACTTACATCGTAACCTTGAATCTTTAATTCATAAACATCATGTTGTAATTTATTCCATTCAGTAAGAGCTTGAGGATCAGTTTTTCTTGTTGCGACATCAACATCAGCTTTATTTTTTATATCTTTATAAAACGCATTTTTACTTTTATATCCTAAAGCTTCCCATTCGCTACCTTTCTCTGGATCTACTTCTATACCTTTTAATTCAGCTAATAAATGTAATCCATCTGATCCACCAGTATAAGTTGCATCTTCTTCATTATGAGCATCAAGTTTTTCTAGAGTCCACGGATTATAAGCAGTGAAATTTTCTTTATTAGTAAGAAATTCTTCTAATTGTTTAGTATTTTCAAATCCTGCTTTTTCAAGAAAATCTTTATTAAACTCTTTTGTTTCTTTATTATAAACAGGTTGTTGTACATCTGGATTTGTAAAAGCTCTAGCAATATTTTTTTGAGTTTCTAATGGCATAAATTTTTCATAATCTTTTCCATATTTATTTGTTAATTCATTATCAAACCAATTTTGCCAATTATATTGAACATTATTTTGAATACCTCCAAGTGATTGAATTCCTTTTTCTAGGCTATCTTCCATTCTTCCTACACCACTTATAAAAGGTTTCATAGCACCTATACCTGAATCTCCTATTATTGAGTTTTTCATTGTTTCACCCATATCCATTACTTCTGAAAAGCCATCTAATCCACCCATAAAATCTAAAAATTGTTCTTTTTGTTTTGCTTTTTGAATTTCCTTAATCGTATCGTTTAAAACATTTTTTGTTAATACTCCTAATCTTTTTACATTTAACGCTGTATCTTCTCCTGTAGCTCTTACAACTGCAGATTCAAGTTCACTTAAACCTTTCATAGGTGTTGTTGGATCTGTAGGGTTATCAGGATCATATTCTTCATCATCTACAAATTCTTCCATAACAACATTTTTATGTTCTTCTTTATCTGATAATTTGTATAAAGTAACAAATTCATCTTGATTTGTAGGATCTAATAAATATTCTTTACCTAAATCTTGCCAATATTGATATTCTTCACTATCTTGATTTTTTGCTTGATCGAAAGAATTACCTACTTCATCTATTGCTAATAATCTAGCAATTGTTGTATCTTCTTCATCTGCATCTTGTATTCCTAATTGTCTATCTCTGTAAAATTGAATTTCTTCATCTGTTACTAAATCTTTTGTATATTCTTGATAGGTATTTGCTAAATCTGTATTTTGTTTTTTACTTCCTCTAACACTTGAAGTAGGAGATTTTATTTGCTCTGAAAAATTATATTTTAACAAAGTTTTTTTATCACCAAAAACTTCTGTAATATCTATATTTTCATCTGCACTTCCAAGAAACTTAGCACTTTTTGAACTATCCCATAAAGCACTTGTTACTTGTCCTGGTACTTCTAGCTTTCCATAATATTCACTATCAAACTCTTTCATTTTAAAATCATATAAACTATTACCATCACCTACTGCAGTAGCACCAGTCCATTTTTTTGAAATTTTATCTGTTCTATAAAAGTTTTTATAACTATCTTTTAAACCAATAGTTATTTTTTTTATTTCTTTATCATCAAATCCACCTTCTTTTAATATCTGTTCTATAGTTTGTCCATTTGGATCAGAAGGGTTATTACCTTTACTACTTAAAATACTATTTCGTCTTTTTAAATAATCACTACCTTGAGTTTGACTAGCAATTAATTTTATTCTTTCATAGGCTTTATTTTTTGCTGCATTTTTTTTATTAGCTTTTTTATTCTCTTCACTTATTTCTCGTGCTATTTTATTTTCTTCTGGTGCATATTTATCTTCTACATCTATTTCAATATTATGCATTTGAGTTTTTCCAGCCCAACTCTTTCGTGATTCCTTTCTGTAATAACCGAAATCGGCATCAATATCATGGACTGATCCGCTATGAAAATGAGCA